GTTCAATTTCAAAATGCCAATTTCCGGACAACTGCCGGAAATGGTTGCTTCACCATAGCCGCTACTCGCACAATTGATGTTGATTTTGTCGTTGGCATTGATCGTGATGCCGATGTTAGACTTCAAATCGACAAATGCCGAATCATTGAAAACGCAGTAGGGTAGGTTGATCGTGATGTTGCTGGCGGACGGCGCGACAAAGCTGTTACCGCCCAAAATTATTCCGGTTAGACTCGCGCCGCTACCGAGGTACGTTTCGATGGCATCAAGCCGATACATTTGGGGGCCGGTGATCGCGACGCCGTCATTTACGTACACGTAAATCAGCCATTCGGTGGTGACATCCAGCGTCAAATCGTGATTGACCAAAATACTCTGGTCGTAGGTGCCGTTGGTGCTTGGTAGTTCTTTGCTAATGATCGTCGTACCTGTCGGGGCAGAATCCAGTTCAATCGCTATGTTGCTACCAACGACGACATTGACAACCGTGTGCGTTCCACTACCGACAACAGCTTGCGAACCGATTGGGAATTCGTCAGAGTCATTCGTGTCGGCAATAAACACGACGTTTCCGCTGATAGTGTCGATTGAAAGTTGCTGATGCCAGACCGTATGGTCCGACCAATTGCCAGCTTGCTTTGTTTGAAACTGAAAGCTCATTTGTCGCTCCGCATTCCTGGATTACCAAAGGGCCACGAGATTCGTAGCGGTCGTGCCCGTGGCTAACACTCGTGCGACCCGGACCGGCAAAACGCAACCAGCATTCAACGCGTAAAACGTGACGGTCGAGCCACCGGTCGTCACTACCGCGACATTGCCGGTGACGCCGACGTACAGCCCACGGCAGAAATTCGGTAAATCGGTAGAATCGCTCGGCGTCACAACTGCGGCATGATCGGCCGGCGAAGACAGACCCGGCTGGAACTTATCAAAACTGTCGGCCATTACAGCACTCCCGAGATAGGCGAAAGATTTCCGCCTTATCTTTGGTTGGGAGGTGTCAGGCCGAATTGTCGATCCGCTCGATGAACCGAATCGTCAGGTAGGGAGGATAGTGGGACGACGCCGGAATCTCGTGGGCATGAGCCTCGACCGTGTGATAATGGGTCGGATCATAAACTTCGTGGCCCAGGACGCCCGGCTCTGCGTCCGTGTAGCAGCTTGCCGCCGACTTTACGCCGGACGTACAGCCCATCTGGAAAAATTGAGTCCCGCCCTCTGGCAAATCGGCCTGCGGGTTTGGGTCATTGATTAAGTGGCTGTGGTCGGTATGATCCGAGACCGTAATACCCGTATCACTAGCGGTCGTATCCGGGGAAGCGTCACCAGTAATTCCACCGTGGTCGTGTGTTTCGGACCCAAGATAACGACCCGTCTGGCCATCGCTGCACTGAGCCTGCGGAAACCGGTCAACCATGTTGTAGGGATTACCGTTTTCATCCGTGCCGCGCACCTTACCGGCGCCCTGCGACCCATTCATGCATTTCCAACCCGGACGGATTTGAGCGGATGAGCCTGTGAACATCTGCACGGTCCCAACCGGGCTGTCCATATAAGATGACACGCAAACCGGCGTCGTATTCACGCTGACCGTCCACGCGATGACATCGCCCGCGACCAAATTCGGATCGCCGCCAGAATTAATCGGCAAGTACACGACGATGTTGTCGCCGTGTGGGTTGGTTCCGACCGAATCGTCGCATTCTTTAATTGTGACCCGCGCCCTGCCGCCGTCAGAGGGCAATGAGCCGATCTTAGACCAGTTCTGCTGGCAGATACCCCAGCGGACCCGTTCACCGAGTCCCCCGTCACTTCTTGTCGGGATTGCAACCCACCGAATACCATACTCGCTGGAAATGCGAACCAGGGCCACAGGATCGTTTTCCGCAAAACCGCTGCCGCCCCAATCATAAGCCGTCACGATTTGATCGGTCGGTTGCCAATTATCATCCGCATCGACCCGATGCACCGTGACATCGCCGAAATCATGGGCCGCGATAGCCACATTGCAAATGCCGGCGTTCACCTCAATCGGCCAACCGCGATCATTAGCCCGATAGCCCGTATCGGTAGTCAAACGCCCAGACTCAAAGGCGGAAAGTAAAGCCCTGAGTCGCTTAACGTCGTTTTCACCGATGACAAATTCACGCATGTTTAGGCAGAAAAGACAGAGATTTCAAGCTTGATCGGAGCCGTATTGGCCTGCGCACGCAGCACAACACTCGGCGTTAAACGACACAACGCATACTCGCCAGCTTCCAACCGCATGAAGGGCACCAACGCGCCGCTACTGGTCGGCCCAATCTCGATATAATTGTTCGTATCGAGGTTGCGAAAATAGGCCCACCCGGCATTCGTCACGTCGGTCAGCACAATCACTTCTTCGCTGGTACCGATCACCTGAATGCCACCATGCCCACCAAGTGTGGCTTGGTCAATCGAGATGTTGCCCGGCGAATGCGAACGGACAAAATAACCGTTGCGAATCGCCAACGTGCCTTGCAGTTTGATTTCATCAGCCATGTTTCACCCTCACGTCATAAAGTTTGTGGAAGATTAAGACCGCTGAAATCAGCCGTCTTGTAGGGTCCGTTTTGTCCGCATTTGAATGTCAAATAGACTGGCGGTTGGCCTTCAGCCAACTTACCGCCGATACCGTCAAGCAAAAAACGCGACGGTTCACCACGCTTATTCGTATCGATGAGATTTGTACGGTCGATGCTCCAATACTTAGTGCCGATATCCAGAGCCTGCACATCCCACGTTTCAGGATGAATGTGAAATTCATAAGTCACTTCGCGATGATCGACGCCAAAATCGCCAACCTCTTCACTTACCGTGACGTTTTGCAATTTCACCTGTCGCGGCGCGAAACCGAAGAAGGCGTTCTCGTTCACGCGGTTCACATACTGCACCAGAATCTGCGGGTCAAAGTTATCCTCGTACCGTGCGATAGTCAGTACCGGTATGGCTTCATCAATCAAAATCGGCGGGTCGAATTGTTCCGCTTTATTCGATGGGCCGATGAAGTTATCGGGATCGCTCGCCGTGTCACCCGGCGTACTCGTAAAAATCTTCTGGCGAATGACATAAGTGAAGGAAATACGTGCCGGCCGATTCACTGGGCTATCAGTAACGCCGCCACCAGTCGTATCACCACCAGCGTCGCCCGTCTGCTCTTTGAAGTTGCCTATCTCGGTCGAATACGTGCAAGTCACCAGCCACAAATTGGGATTGCCCGTGACCTGTTCGGCGTTGATGTCAGTCATCACAGCGGCAAAATCATTCTCGCCAGCCATCACCCACGGCGAAAACCTAGCCGGCATGCCAGCACACGAACGCACCGAATCAGCATCGTCCCACTGACTGGTAGTGCGAACGCGATACACACGCTTGTACTCGCGATGCCCGTCCTTGCGCCAATTGGACGACCTGCCCTCACTCGCAATGCCGATTAGGATTGCACTCATAGCCGCGCCTCATAAAGCGGAATTTTGTCTTGGTCGGTCAACGCTTTATGAATGTCCTGCAACTCCTTTAGTTGTTGTTCATTGATGCGATTGCCCGTGCCCTCACTGCCCAACTTGATCGCCTCGGAATACGCTTCCACCGAGCCACGAATTAACGCCGGAGCAAACTGCCGTTCGGCTTCTTTCGGCTTAGCGATTTCGACCTCTGGTATTTCGGGCTTTACAATTTCTGGCGTTTCGATTTTCGGCAATGCGATCCTATCTGCTACCAACTTCTCGGTTAGCACCCGGATGAACCTCTCCGCTGCCTTGGCCATATCCTTTTCAGATTCGTCTAGGTCATCGAAAAAACTATTGATACCGAGAGAACCAACACGTGCGAGTTTGAGCATCACTACCCGGAAGGAGTGGCCGAACCACTCCCAAAACGACTCCCACACTTTCTTGCTTGTACTCAACGCGGAAATCAACGTCGCCGTCGCACCGATGAACTCAAACACCTTCGTGAATGCGACGTTCAATTGTGGCGTAAGCGTAGCGATCGCCTGTGCCATCGTTGCAAAAGCAGGGGCCGATTCCAGAGCGATCCGCCGTGTCATGCCGGCGAAAGCCGCATCAGTATCAGCTACGGCCCGTGTGTACTCCCGTGCCTTACGCACGTCGTCATCATTGACCGCTATACCTAATTGCCGCGCCTGCGCGGTCAACTTTTCAATCGCCGCCGAACCGCCACTCAACATGCTGGCCATCGCCACGCCACGAGCACCAAATAACTCCGTAGCCGCCAACAAGCGTTGATCCGGCGTAAGATTCTTGAAGGCATCGGCCAACTTGGCCAACTTCTCTTCGAGCGGCAAATTGGCAAAATCCTGAGCCGTCAAACCGAACCGAGCAAGCAACTCGGTTGCCTCTTTGTTCCCTTCACTAGCTTTGGTGACGGTGTTGCTGAAATGAAGCATCCCCTTTTGAAGATGCTCGACATCGACGCCGGTACGTTGGGCCGCATACTGCAAACTTGAAAAAGCCCGCACGCTCATGCCGAGCCGCTCGGCCACCCGGCCCATACTGGATACTTCCTTTAACTCACCGGGGATTTTGTCGATGATGCCCTGCACCATCGATTCGGCTTTGTTGAACAGCTTAATACCCAGGCCGATTCCGAAGCCGTCTTTGATCCTAGATAGAAAACTATTGGCCTGCTGCTGCCCCCGCTTGAAGCCCGATTCCAGCTTCGCGGTGTTTACGGCCAGATCGATATTGATGTTCGCAGCACTCATTTATTAACCGGAGTCGTAATCCCCGCCATTTGTCGTTTCTGTTCCTCGGCGTCCATCTCTGACGATTCGACGTGCCACATGAATTCCCGCACATCCAGCGGCGGAGAATTTGGCGAACGGTTCGCGTTGTACAAAATCGCCGCGCACTGACCGACGCGCCAATCATCACGCCACTCGCCGCACGGATCGACACGTTCCAGAGCGACCAATTCCGCAAACTGCGTACTCGTCAACTCCGCCAGCAAATGATCGGCATGCGGAAAGCCCCTAGCAGCAGCCAGACGATGGGCCAGCATTAATTCTGGCTGCTCTCGGAGTTTCCCACTTCTGTGTCCACGTCTTCTTTTGTCATCTTGTTCAGCCGCAACGCGGCCAATCCAAGCTCCATCACCTCGGACTGATGACAATTGAAAAGTTGTTCCCACTCATCCGCCGCCAAAAGCCGAGTGCCAGACTCATCCGTCGCACTGATCGCCAGCAAATTGCAACTTAGCGACACAATGCGGTCTTGACTGTCTAGCGTCAACAAAGACAAACGCTCTCTGGCAGTCACTTCACGCAACCAAATCATGTCGTCGAGAAACGGCACTTTTTCGGCAGCTAATGGCCGCACCTGATTTAATAATTTGTCGCGGTTGTACATTAGGCAGTCTCAAATCCAGGATTCCCGGTGACTTCAATCTTGATGTTGCGCGTCACCAATTCACGCAACGGAACTTCTTGGCCGAGCGACTGCACGAAACCCGAAAAAGTCTCGGTCGTGGTAGTCGCATCCGAATAAGTGATTTTCCAGGACGCAACAGCCTGCGTAGAGAGCAGCAAGGCAAGAGTCTTGTGCGTCGCCCCATCGGGATCAAACGCCAATTCCAAAGTGACGCCACCTGGATTGACCGTGCCGCCCAGCTTCGTTTCGTACCGCGTGGAATTATCTAGGCAGGTCGTATCGCTGACATGCGAGGTCGCGTCGTCACGCTTAATAGACCGTACATAAGCGATATCGGTGAAAGTCGAACCGCCAAGCGGATCGACACTTATCTTCGACCCAAAACCAATGAACTTACCCATTTGCAAATCTCCGATGGAAGGTACCCACCGTAGATTTGCCCGGTCATGACAGCGGCAACGCCGCCAATTGTTCGTCGGTTAAGTCGCTTAACTGGTCCAGAGATAATGTGCCAAGCGATAACGACAACGCCTGAGGATCGTAGCCGATGACATCGACCGACAGAGCCGCTACCTGTAAGCCCTCATCACTACCATTGCCACGCGGAATGTAGTCGTCGTCTTCGTCCTCGACGAAGGTCGTGTAAGTAAGCCACCGCTGCCCATCAACAGCAGCCTTAATGGCCGCCGCCAGAGTCAACACGACAGCGATATCGGTACCGATACACTCCACGTCAAACGATGTCACCGCGAAACCGGAGTTGCCATCGAGCGTCCGCGCCGGGAGCGATACCGACCGGCGCATAATCCAGACATAAGGCCGGCTCTGATCCTCAGGGACCACATTTTCGTGAATGCGTTCCTCGACGATGTCCGTGATTGCCACTGAATCCAGCAAATAGGCCCGCAGATTTTCTTCGACAGCCGCCATGATTATGCCTTAGCCTGATTAATTGCCGCCTTGATTTCCGCGACCGCCGTTTGCGTCGCAACGCCAGAGGCAACCGATGCACCGCGTTGCATGTACTTGATTGCCCGTTGATTCGTCTTCCGACTGCCATATTCCTTAACGGCCGGATAATAGCCACGAGACTTAGCGTCGATACCCATCTGTTCCCGAGTACCGCCGACCACCATCGAACCCAATTGGTTCTTCCGACGCAGCCCTTTTATGGTTAGCTTTCGCCGCAATAAACCCGTATTGACCGGCGCACGTTCACGAGCGGCAGCCAACAGGAACCTCGCACCTTTTCGTGTGCCCTTGCGAATAGCCCGCTTGGCGTCTTTGGCCGGAATCCGTTGCAACATAGCCAGGCATTCCTTACCACCTGAGAGCGACATCTCGATACTCATACGTCCTCCGTGCAAAGCAAGGACATCGAGACATTCCGCTCGTCCGAGTTTAGCACCGAGACGATGTTGAATTTGCGAGCACCAAACAGCACCCGCATACGCGGCGTCACCCCGGCCAAATAGCGAATTGTCACGCGATGATTGATAGAGAGGTCCATTTGATGACCCTGCGGTTGTTCAAGCCCAGACAGCGGCTCGACCCGTGCCCAGACGGTAGCAAATGTCTGCCAATTAACGACCTTTTGACCGCGCGAACCCAAGGAATCGCCCGAGTCGTATTGAATGACAACCCGCTGTCGCAACTGGCCAGACTTCATCGCACACCGTAGGAAAAGAGGCTACGGTAGATTTGCCCTAGCACGTGGACCTAGCACCAGGAATGAACAGCCAAGCGGTACGGGTCCAACAGCCCAAACAGTGTCGCCGGCAGCTTTTCACCATCGTCCCGGTGTTCGTAGTGCCACGCAGCGTAAGCCAAGATGAATTGCTTGAACGGCTCCGGCACACTAGCCGCCGTGTCGCCGTAGCCAGCAGTGTAAGTGATCTCGACCCCCTGATAGCGATCCTTCACGACCGGCCAATTCTGATTGTTGGCCGGACGCACCCGCCCCGGATCGGAAGCCGCATCAACTTCATATCGTGTCGAGATAAGCGTAACCAACTGTAGGTCATCATCCCGGTATTTGATCGTAGAAATCGACTGCAACGGCGCGACCGGCAGCTTAATTTCATAAAGCGAAAAATAATTGGCGAACCAGCGATAAGTCGCCGTGATTAACTGCCGGTCGGTGTATTGCTCAGCCGCCAGCCGAGCGTTTTTCAGCAGAATAGGAATGATTGTGTCCTGGTCCGTGCCATCAATACGCTGATACGTCTTAAATTCCGCCGTTGTGACCGGCTCGACAGCAAGCCCAGAGATTAACTGATAGCTAAGCACGACTGGCCTTCTCAACCTTGGGTTTTCGGACCGCCTTCTCCGCGACCGGCCGTCCCTGCTCGTCGCACATCTTCGCCAAACCCGCGCGCACGAACTTGTTCACGAGCGATTCGTGCAAATCATAGATATGATTAGGCAGATACACCCGCAAGTCATCCACCACACCACTCGTGAATTTGCAATTCATGCAGCACCTAAATTAAAGTGGGGGAGAAGGCCATGTTATCCTTCTCCCCCACAGCCCAGACACCAAGATTACGGCTCAACCAAGTACTTCACCGGGTGAGTACCAGCATCGAGCAAATTACCATCGCTTCGAAGCCATGCGACGAAGCCCACTTGATTATATTCCGCATAACGTTCGTTCAGTCGTTGAATTACGATTTCGGCGACATCACGGATCATGTACTTGCCCAAAGCCCCGTACAGCAAGAACTTTTGAGTCGTGCCGCTCGAAGTTTTGGACATGTCGTTGTTGATCGTGAATGGCTTGCCGAGAATCGTGTCCGGGGTACCCGGAGCGATTCCGACCGTCCACAGCGGACGACCTTGGCTGTCCACCAAACCCTTGATTTGGGCAATCGTCGCCTGATGAGCCATCCAAGAGCATTCGCTATCGTAGGCCGCATCAACTGACGCTTGTAAATTGACCAAATCAGCGTAGGCAACAGCATTCGCAGCCGCAGCCGTCGCACCCGAAGCAGCGGCAGTCACAATACCCTTAGGCTGGGACGTACCAGTACCCGTGGTGAAATAGGCTGACTGTGAACGACCAATGCGTTCGCCCAGCAACTCACCCAACCGAGCTTCAAGATTAACAGCGTTGTCTGTCAGCAAGGTAGCCGGAACGCGGAGAATCTTACTGGTGAAAACATAGCTGTTGAATATGATCTGACCGAAAGTCGGATCAACATCGTCAGCAGCGGCCGAACCCTCCGTCAGAATCGCACCGACATTACCGGTATCATTGACGGTCGGATATGGCATTTGTTCACCGCTCGTGGTGCGAAGCACTTGAGCGACCTTACGAACACCGTTGAATTGCAGCAACGCCTTTTCCAGCGTAGTGATGAACCCCTGTGGAACGGTGTAGGCACCAGCAGAACCAGTGCTAACCGATAACGCGCGAGTTTCACCAACCCGCAAGGAAAGCTTATTTTCCCGAAGATTAAAGCCACAACGCTTCGCAGCTTCGCGTTCGTCGGCGGTCGGGGAATAATTGCTACCCACCTTGGCCCAAGCCCGGAAAGCAGCCGCCCGGTCTTCATTATCGTTCGGAACCGTAGCAACTTCCTGCTTCTTGATTTCCTTGGCCCGATAATCAGCTTCGGACATCTCGGATTCAAGAGCGTTCAGCTTCTCGGCGTCGTCGATACGAACCTTGTAGGCATCGATATCGGTATTAAGTTTAGTAAATTGGCTGCGTTCCTCCGCAGTCATATCGCGCTTTTCATCGTGCGCCTTTTGCAGCAACGCCTTGGATTGCTCAAACAATTTGGCCCGCTCTTCGCGGAGTCCCTTGGTCGTGAATGACATCTTCGTTCTACCTGTGAAATTGAAATCGTGGACAACAACTGCGACCGGTAAGGACCAGCCAACTCACGACCGTAAGGACAGCCGCTACAGGTAGATTTGCCCCGACATTACAGAGATTCACTCACATCAAACAGCCGCGACCAAGACGACACGTCCGGCACGAAACCAGACTTCTGGCGATTATTAAACGCGCGGCAAGCGATCGTCGTGTCCTGGTAGGCAGGACACGACACTATACTGACTTCCAATAACGTCACGTCCAACAGAGTCCGCACCAACTGGCCATCAATCTCATCCCAGCGGTCAGCGTTCGTGAGAAAACCAAATGACATTTGGTTCAACAGGCCCGTCCGTACATTTTCGACGGCATCCTTGCCCACCATCGTATTGGGCGGAGTGATTTCGACCAACAGGCCCTTATCGTCTTCGGTCAACGCCAACGTGCCATTGCCGGTGCGTCCGATAATTAGCTCGCACTCATGCTCAATCAGGGCGCGAACGTCTGCCGACAGCGAGTTCTTGAACGCGCCCGGAGCAATTTGTTCTTTGAACCCACCAAGGTCCAAGGACAGCGTGTTAAATAGCGCGGCATACCCCACCAACTTGCCCGACTCCCCGTCCGCAGCCCGAACTTCGATCCTGACCGGCAACACCCGCCGTTCTATTTGCTTTTCCATGATTCCGCTACCTGCTTGGTTAATTGTCGAATTTCCTTGGATTCGACTAATCCAGCACGGACCGACGCCAAATGGGCCGTGGCCAAATCATCCATCGTTAAGTTTGATCCCGACGCCCGCGCGGCCGCGATCAATGAACCAAAGGCATCACGGAACACCGGCTCATAGTCGGACAGAACTGTGTCTAGGGATTTCGCACCGGCCCGTTGCATGATTCCAGAAAGCCTACGCACCATCCGACCCGCAGTCTCCTCGACCACTTTTAGCAACGCCGAACGCACGCCATTAGTCGTATCTGTCGCCGAAGGCGCAACAGACGCCTGCCCCAACGACATCATGTTCGCCTGGATCGTCAGCAGGTCGCCTTCCGGACCAAGATCATCGAGATTTTCGCGGCGACGACATTCATTCCTTGTCATTAAGCCATTTTGAACCGCTGAGCCATAGACCTCATACCGGCTCTTGATATCGGTTTGGAGCAAGGCCCCAGTGCAAAACTCAAAATAATGCGTGTCTTGCCGCTTTTGCTCCTCCGTCAATAGCACGTCCCAGCATGCCCACTGCCAAACCTGTAACCACGGCGACAACGCACTATCGAGATAATCTTGATTTGAGATTTCAAGCGATGAAAAGCTCGTTCGCACCTCGTCTCCAAGTTTGTGCGGCGGCAGACCAAACCAACTCGCGATTTCCTGCCGCTGAAACTTTCGTGTTTGCAAGAATTGGGCATCGTCCGGCGCAATAGTCAAAGCCTGGTACTTGGCACCTTCCTCTAAAATAATTGTGCGGCCGACGTTATCGACGCCCGCTTGCGTCTTATCGAACGTCGTCCGCAGATTCTCCGACGCCTTCGGCGACAACTTGCCCGGATAAGTCAGGACTCCGCTCGACTTAGCACCATTGCGGAAAAACTTCGCACCGAACTTCTCAGCAGCCAGGGCCAAGCCAAATGAATTACGGGCCAATTTAAGCACCGACTGACCTCGCAGGCCGTCGAAACCAAGGCCCCTTACGTGCAGAATGTCCGCCGGCGAATACGGACGCTCCCGTCCACCGATCTTCGAGAAATAAATCACTTCGCCATCGACTAGGCGTGGCTCCGTTGTTTCCGGTGGCAAAATTAACAATTCAATCGGCCGTTCGGCAGAATCCCGCACGACATAGGCGTACCCATTGCCGTGCAACATTGCGTGCGCCGTCAGAGTCTGACGGAACGTAGAGCAGGTCATATATTGGTTGGCCTTAGCGTTCACCAGCCAACTTGACGGATGTTTATTATCGCGTTCGCGACCATTACCCACCCGCTTAAAACAATGCAGGGGCAATTTAGCCACGTCGTTGGCGATCAAATTGACCGCCTGCCACACACTGGCATAAGCCAACGCCGCATCACGCGACACCGGCACCCCAGTATCACTCTCCTCGCCACCTAGAATCGCCTTAACGACCAGAGGGTCGGACAGTGAAGTGGCAGGATTCTCGATGTTGGCGGACCGCTTACTAAATAGAGAGAACAACCGAGAAAGCATCAGCGTAGTTCCGTGCGAATAAGGACTTCCCTTATTAATTTCGCCCGGAGATAATCCCAGCGTCACACGGCCAACACGCCGCGTGACTCATATACAGACTCTTCCCGCTTCCCACCACCGGCAATTAAAACGCCCAACGCCATGATGAGCGCGACCACACCGTCAATCTTGCCCTGCGATTTCGATTTCGCCGGCATGACGTTCTGTTCGGAATCTCGCTTCAAGGCCATGTTCTCTACCATCCACCGTAACACCGGATGACGGCCGTGCTTAATCCGGCCATCAATAATCATCCGTTCAAGTTCTTTCGTCGGTGGTGACATAGCGTACATTCGTTGTTGATACCACTGCACATCGAACCCGTCGCCGGAAAGATCCGTCGCCAAATGTAGTGCGTTCCATTTGTCGGCCGCGATCATCTTGATGTTGTATCGCTCGCCAAGCTCGTGAATGCGCCGCCGAATGACCGCATAATCAATCACGTCGCCGCGCGTAAATTCGATCTGCCCCTCACGCTCCCACTGCCGATACCGCTCGCGATTAACCTTGTCGGCGTTTTCCAATGCCTCCTCCGGCAACCAGAAGTAAGGCAGGACGGTTGGCCCACTGTCACCAGGGAAAAGCAAGACGAGCGCGGCAATGTCGCCGTTTGATGACAGGTCAAGGCCAGCTATACACTCACGCCCGATCAACGTCTCGATATCTAAATCAACGCCGCAAGTATCCCACCGATCCACCGAGACCCACTTAACGCTTTGCTGCGTCCACTGACAAAGGTGCAGGTTACGGAAGGTGTTTTCTGCCGCCGGCGAAGCGATGGCCTCCTGGACCTTCTGCTGAAAATACTCCTGGTATATCGTCTCACCGAAAGAGGGGTTAGCCTTCCGCCAAGTCGCCTCTAGTTTCCAATCGTCGCCGTCATCGGCCGCGTAAACCACCGGCAGCAAGGCGTCGTCTTTACGCAGACCCTTTAACACCTCGACCGCGCGGCAATGTTGTTCCCAACAAATAGACTGGCGATCGTACCCGGCAGTCGTAATAGCAATTGACAACGGCTGCCGCCGCGCACCGGTTGATGTGGTCAAGACGTCCCACAGTTCGCGTGTTGGTACTGCGTGGAGTTCGTCGAAAATAATCGCGTGAGCATTAAGCCCGTGCTTACTGTACGCCTCGGCAGAGAGTACCTTGTAAACCGAGCCGGACTTCTTAACGACGATCGCATCGCGGAAGACTTCGGCCAGCCGCGACAACTGCGGCGAAGCCTCAATCATCCTCTTGGCCGTGCCGAACACGATCCGTGCCTGTTCGCGTTCGGCCGCCGCGCTGAAAATCTGCGCTCCCGGCTCCTTATCACCGAAAAGGAGCCTCAACGCGAAGCCAGCACCAAATGAAGATTTACCATTCTTCCGTGGAATCTCGATGTAACAATCGCGATATCGCCGCCGACCGTCAGCGCGTTTCCGGCCAAACAATTCGCGGACTATCGCCTCTTGCCACGGTAGCAGGCAGAATGGCTTGCCGGCCCACTCGCCCTCGACGAACCGCAGATAGCGTGAAAAGAAGAGAACGGCATCGTCTGCCGCCTGTTCATCGAACCAATAACAAGCATCGAGAATGGATGTGGTAGCCACACCCTAGGTTTGACGACACTTGACAGTGGTCCTATTTCGCCCCAATAATACTACCGCGTTTACCATCACACAGGAGAAATATACATGTCGGAATCCCATCGCCATTTGGTCGCAATCGACTCACCACCCGACGACTACGAGTTCGACAAATTCATCGAAGGGCCAGTCCTACCCGTAGGTTGGACAGGCGATAGTTGGGTCCGTCCCGAACCGACTGGTTATTTTTTACGTGCCTGGAGCAAGAGCACCAGCGAATGGGCAGTCGAAAATGGTGACAAATACGTGGAAACCCGTGACGCACTGGTCGCCAGGATTAGAAATGGACTCGTTAAGAAAGCAACCATTACATTTGCAGAAGTAAAGGTGCGTTTACCCAAGTAGGCGTAGATCCGGATCGTCACTGGCACTCGAATTGACCAGTGACTCCGTTGTAATTCTCGACCGCGCCGCCGGCGTAAACCCGAATTCCTGGGCCAGGCGCACGACCATCTTAAGCGCGTCTTGTGCGACCTTGAATTCCGGCCGACCAACGGCGAAACCAGACTTTGCAACCGTTGAATAATGGCCATCGGCCAACAACTTCTCGGCCCGTTGCCAATGGGCGAAACACTGACAATAGCCGGCGAGCGCAGCCTGATCGACAGTGGTTGCTAGCCCCAGCTTTTCGAGTTCGGGAAATACGCGCCGCCATTCGGCCTTGGCCTCTGGCAACAGCCACGCAGGGCACGAGGCAACGCCAGCCGGTTTCGGTTCACGGCGATTAAGCGGACGTTGACCAGGATTCCCGGCAAGTTTCTTGAGAGCGGTAGGCTTCGGTGCCGGCCCCGGTTTCATAACTTGACTTTCTAATTTGCAGAGACGTGCGTGTGAGTGGGATGTGCTCTTGGGCACATTAACCATTTCAAGCTCGAAATACCCCCATGCCGGGGATATGGGCGCCGGGGCACACCAAGCCGCACCCAAACTAATTTTGCCGGGTCAATCCCTTGCGTTTGTCATCCGCAGTCTTAACGGAATGGCAGGACCAACACAGGCTTTGGTGATTTGAAGGCAACCAAAACAGCGGGTCGCTCTCGTCAATGACCGGTTTGATATGGTCCACGAGTTCAGCCACTCGCCCGCACCGGACGCACAGCGGATGTTCGCGGCGGAATCGTCGCGAATACTTCAACCAGCGGTAGCCATAGCCAAGTTGTGCAGCATGTCGCCGACTTGCTTTGCCAAGCGGCTCGGCACATTTTGCGTTAAAGGTTTTTGGCTGCCGTGGCATTTGGAATACTTGGGTTCGTTCTGAGTCGCGCCGGCCCACTCGACGGCATAATCAGCTAAGGGCCGTTAGTACTTTTGCCGAGCGGCCCTACTGGCATTCCCATCCGAAAGAGGTATACTCAGTTCTGACAACGGGATTAGCGTTTGCTTTTTCGGTATTTTAGCGGGCGACCATCATGAGAATCGACCATCCATTGGCCAGGAAGAACTGCCGATCCAAAGTGGGCCAAAAATTTTCTCTAGACGGAACTACGTATACTTTGGAAGGAATACTCGGTGATGGAGCGGTCGGTATCGTTAGAAAAGCACGTTCAGATTCTGGCATTCCTGTCGCGGTCAAATTCTTAGCTCCTGACCCAAAATATATTGACCCGGCGTCATTCGATGACGTCGCCGAAAGATTTCGACACGAAGGACAGCGTGGCTCGCGGCTCGAGCATGAATCGTTGGTTCGAATTCTAGGGTACGCTGATAATAAGAAAGGCGAGAACTTTATAACCAAAGGCCCGACTTGCCCATTCCTCATAATGAGAAGGGTGCATGGTAGGACGTTGGAGGACTATATCCGCAAGACAAATCACCACGCGAAAGGTGTTTTTGCTATTAATCAAGAGCGACTTTTAATTGCGTTACAACTCATGTCCGCCATCGAGTACATCCACAAGAAGAAGCTCGTACACCGGGATATTAAACCAGCCAACATCTTCATTTCTTCTTCGTCAAACAGTCCAGATGCACCTCGCATTAAGCTTGGAGATTTCGGAATTGTGAAATGGGGTGACTTCCACCAATCGCTTGCTACGGGCACTTTGACCACTACTCACCAGCAAGGACTCGGGACTCTAAAGTACATGTCGCCAGAGCAAGCGATTAAGCCGAAGGGCGTAACGTCAAAAAGCGATATTTTCTCACTCGGAATAACGCTATTTGAACTTCTTACTGGCGAAATCTTGTCGTCACCCCACCATGTTTACCAAATAATGACTGTGCGATTAAGCCGTGGGCCAGTCTTTGCCCGATTCCAAGAACTCGGACTCGATGTTTCAGGTTGCGAATTTGTGGCCGAACGATTGTTGGATTGTTTCCTTCGCGGTTTGGAAGGGCGTCCCAACGTGGTTGAATTGTCAGGTTGTTTTTCGGCGTTGTATAGCCGATTATTCGAGCGAGAGTGGAGGGAAGACCTTAATTAATCTTTGATTTTGCTTTGCAGTAGGCCCGTGCGATATCGCATTTCTAATTGACATAAACACCAGCGTTTTCTCCTTTGCCCTCCGTCGCGTTTTCGCGCGAGTCGGCCCCAGGGCCGCACCGAATCGTTTGAGTTCAACCGGAGCCAAAGGAAATGCCTTCCGTGGGCTGCTCGGCCCGTGCGCACTCTCGGACACGTCGCCGCAAGGCGGCAAGGTCCAATCGCGATAAGTGGCCAAGAGGCCGAACCGAATTATCAAGGGTGACTTGATTATCTGACGAACCAAGGCCGGATGTGATTATTTCCTTGGTAAGGCTTAAGTTTTCTTGGGGGCGGTCGCCGCAGGCGAGCGACCCCGACGGCCCCGTAGGGGCCGTCAATAATTCTTCCCTCACCGTAAGTTTCTCCGCCGCTGCCAAGGCCCCGATTTCCGCCGAAGGCGGCGCCGGGGACAGAGGCAGGAGGGAAACACACATCCCCTGGATGTCTTCACCCGACACAGCTTGGTCGGAATGAGAGTGTTCAACGTCTATGCCGCCTGCGGCGGCTGGGTCTTCGTGGCGGCGGAGGACCGCCGCCGCGAAACCCAAAGAAGGTGGTTCAAGGGAAGGGAAAGATTCCTGCCCCTTGAATTCAGAAGAAGGAAGATCGGCACTCGCTGTCGAAATTCCTTTTTTCTGAAAACATTCCAACTTCCCACGGGGGATGGGTCGAACGCATCCCCCGTTGATAGTCGTTCGGGCACTTCCTTTAGCCTGTCGGGATAATTCCCGCACCGCTACCGTGACATGTTCGGCGTTGGCCGGCAACCAATTCTCGCTGTCGAAATTCAACCGGTAGATGTTGATTCGGTGCTTGTCGGCTTTCAGGGCGATGCCGTACCGGTCGAACGCCTCCTGCCGGCCGGCATGCGTCACGTTGAACAGCCCCAGTTTCTTGACAACCTGGACGAACGCGGCGACGTGCCGCTGAGACAGTCCCTTAGCCTTGCCGATGTCCTTATAACTGGTCCAGGCGATGAAGTCCTTGTCGGGCCGGGTTCGCGCCAGGAGATAGGCGACGAAGATTTGAAATTTGTGGGGCCATTTGCTGACGGCAATTTGCGATTTGATTCGGCCGAGATTGATGCGACAGATTTTTGACATGACCTAGCCTCCGGATAAAGAAAGAGCCGGGTGATTCCCGAATAGGTTGGCAATCACCCGGCCCTAGGAGGCATCGAGTTTGCCTATTCCATTTCGCGACCGGGTCCCGGATGCCCCCTAGGCCCTGCCGCTTATCCTATTTTTGCCGACGCGTCCGAGCGTAATTGCGAAGTTCGGCAAAGATCATGGCCGGCGCCGACCTCCGGAAGGTTGTGAATTGCCCGCCGTTCACGGTATCATAACCCGGCGTATCCCCGCCCCATCGCGGGGACCGTTTGGCGTTTTGGAGCGTAGCGGACGGCATGTTTGAGCAAGCGTTTAGAAACATCGACGATGTCCTCTGGAAAGAGGCTGGCTGTACCACCGAACTCGATTACACCGAGCAGACCTCGTGGCTGCTGTTCCTGAAATACCTGGACGGGCTAGAACAGGATCGGGCCGACGAAGCCGCCCTGGAAGGCAAGCGGTACACCTACCTGCTCGAAAAGCAGTACCGCTGGGAATCGTGGGCCGCTCCCAAGGACAAAGACGGAAAGATCGACCACAACAAGGCCCAGACCGGCGACGATCTCCGCGACTTCGTCAACGGCAAGCTCATCTCCTACCTGCACGGGTTCAAGCAAAAGGCCAGCGGGCCGAACACGATCGAATACAAAATCGGCGAAATCTTCGGCGAGATCAAAAACAAGATTCAGTCCGGCTACAACCTGCGCGAGATCATCGACCACATCGACGAACTGCAATTCCGGTCGCAAAAGGAAAAACACGAACTCTCGCAACTGTACGAAGAGAAGATCAAGCGGATGGGGAACGCCGGCCGCAACGGCGGCGAGTATTACACCCCGCGCCCCCTCATTCGCGCCATGATTCAGGTGGTCAAACCGCAAATCGGCCAGCGCATCTACGACGGCGCCTGCGGGTCGGCCGGCTTCTTGTGCGAGTCGTTCGATTATCTCACGGCCAGCAAGCACCTCACCACCAAAGACCTGAAGACGCTTCAGGAAAAGACGTTCTACGGCAAGGAAAAGAAGTCGCTGGCCTACGTCATTGCGATCATGAACATGATCCTGCACGGGATCGAAGCGCCGAACATCGTACACACCAACACACTCAGCGAGAATCTGGCCGACATTCAGGACAAGGACCGGTTCGATATTATCCTGGCCAATCCACCGTTTGGCGGCAAGGAACGGAAAGAGGTGCAGCAGAACTTCCCGATCCGCACGGGCGAAACGGCGTTCCTGTTCCTGCAACACTTCATCAAGATGTTGAAGGCGGGTGGTCGGGCCGGCGTCGTCATTAAGAACACGTTCCTGTCGAACACGGACAACGCCTCGGTCAGCCTGCGAAAGCTGCTCTTGGAAAGCTGCAACCTATACACCGTACTTGACTGTCCCAGCGGCACGTTCCAGGGGGCCGGCGTGAAGACGGTGGTCTTGTTCTTCGAGAAGGGCGCACCAACGCGGCACATCTGGTATTACCAACTCGACCCCGGCCGCAATCTGGGTAAGACGAACCCGCTCAACGACGACGACTTGAAGGAGTTCGTCAAGTTGCAACCGAAGTCGGCCGATTCGCCCCAGTCGTGGACAGTCGATGCCAAGACGATCGACAAGACGACGTTTGACCTGGCGGTGAAGAACCCCAACGGCGGCGAAGAGGTGATGCATCGCAGCCCCAGTGACATCCTGGACGAGATCGCAGCCCTCGACGCGGAGAGCGCGGAAGTCCTGGCGACGATCCGGGGGCTGTTATGAAAAACGGATGGCCACTGAAGCCTGTAGGCGACATTGCTCAGTGTTCGTTAGGGAAAATGCTCGACAAGGCTAAGAACAAAGGGACGCCGCAGCCGTACCTTCGCAACATCAACGTGCGATGGTTTGGCTTCGATTTAAGCAATCTCGTCGAAATGCGATTCCTACACGAGGAATCGGCGAAGTTTACCGCAATCAAGGGAGATGTCTTGATTTGCGAGGGCGGATACCCGGGACGTGCCGCAATTTGGAACGAAGATTATCCCATTCATTTTCAGAAGGCGATTCATCGCGTTCGTTTTCACGAGTTACAGCGCAATGAATGGTTCCTCTATTACCTCTACTTCCTTGAAGCCACTGGACAATTGCAGCGATATTACACGGGCACCGGAATCCAGCATTTTACGGGTCAGGCCCTGAGCCGGCTTCTACTCCCCCTCCCGCCCCTAACGGAGCAGCGGCGGATTGTGGGGATTTTGGACGAGGCATTTGCGGCGATTGCGACGGCCCAGGCCAACGCCGAACAGAACCTCCAGAACGCCCGCGCCCTCTTCGACAGTCACCTCCATGCCACCTTCACCCACCATGACGCCGACTGGGTCGAAAGACGACTCGGGGATGCGTGCGCCATTACGTCGTCACTCGTAGACCCTCGTAAGAACCAGTACCAAAACATTGTTCACGTCGGCGCGGGCAACATTGTGTCGCGAACTGGCGACTTCGTCGAATTGAAAACCGCGAAGGAAGAGGGGCTGATTTCTGGCAAGTTCATCTTTGACGAGTCAATGGTACTTTACAGTAAGATCCGGCCATACTTGATGAAAGTAGCGCGTCCCGATTTTTCTGGGCTGTGCAGCGCTGATATTTACCCACTTAGCCCGCATCGTAATCATACTAACCGCGACTACCTCTTCTACCTGCTCCTATCAAAGCCGTTTACAGACTACGCAGTACAAGGCTCTGCGCGCGCGGGAATGCCAAAGGTGAATAGAGAACATCTGTTCGAGTATGTCACGTGGTTTCCTGCCATTGCCGAGCAAGAACGACTTGCCGCGAATCTCGACACACTTCATGACGAAATCCAACGGCTTGAATCCAACTACCAGCGGAAACTCGCCGCGCTCGACGAATTGAAGAAATCGCTTTTGCATCACGCCTTTAGTGGCCAACTTTAAGTGCGTACCCATGAGCAAATAAACATGAACCGCACCTTTACAAACGTGAATGACACAGTTTTGTGCGAGGTCATTGCCCAAGCACGCCAGCGGCTCGTTTTCGTCGCTCCAGGGATTCGCCCGCAGGTGGCGGACGCGCTCGCATTAGTCATGCCGATCATTCCTGCCACCGCCATCCATCTCGTGCTCGACGTGGATGCCGAGGTGTGCCGACTCGGTTACGGCGACAAGGACTTCAAGGGCATGGAGATTTTGCAGACCGCCGCGGCCAAACACAACCTTACGGTCAACCATCATCCGGGCATTCGCATCGGCCTGCTCATAGCTGACGACACGACCCTTATTTACAGCCCAACGCCCGAATTGATCGAAACCGAGTCGCGCCAGCCCGATAAACCAAACGCGATCATCCTCCGCAATGAACTTCCGCCACAACTGGCGAATGCGTGCGCCGCTGGCAGCGAAGGTTTCGCCACTCTTGAAATAGGCTTGGATCCAATTGATAAACAGAAGGTCGAGGCGATAAAGCGGGATTTAAAGGACCGACCGCCTAAGGAATTCAACGTCGCCCGCATTGAGCGTGTATTTAGCTCCATGCTGCAATATGTGGAGTTGACCATTGAGGATTACAAACTCACGAGCCGCTCGCTTCTGCTGAACCCGGAACTATTCGGTGTCCGCGATGCGGAGGTGGTCCGCCGCCTTACCAATCGGTATAACCTGTTTTCCGAATCCGATGTCCTCACGGTTGAAATCCCGCATGTCGGCGAAGATGCCAAGCCCGATGCCAAAAAGCCCACAGTGAAGTTTGGCCCTCTGAGCATCGACCGGGAACGCAACCGCATCAAAAAACGATTTGTAATTGATGCGGGGCGTTACGGCTCACTCATCTTACGTCGCAACGTGCCCGAGTTTGAAAAGGAAATCAAAGTTCTCGAAGCCAAGATTGTCGAATACCAAACGGTTGTGCGGAAGCAAATCGAGACGCGCATCCAGGAAATCGTGAACGAGTTGCTGGGCGCGTTGCTCGAACGATTGAAAGCCGCACCGCCGGACCATTGGCATTCGCGCTTTCTCGACAAACACCCCACGGATGACGACATCAAACGCCTTTTCCATGAAGATGTTCAAGGCGAGGTCAGCCGAGTCGAAACCGACTTCGCGCCGAAGGTGTTCATCGCTTACAAGGATGTCACGTACCAGACATTCAAAGACGAAAAGTTCCGCGAGTTGATGGAGAAACGGTTCGGCAAGGAATCTATCGCGGCTATTTTCAACGAGCACGATGCCGCGCCTGAACAACCGCCGAGTGCACCATGAACGAAGCCGAAACCAGGGCCGAACATATTGACCCGGCGCTTGCCGCCGCCGGCTGGGGCGTCGTAGAAGGCAGCCGCGTCCGGCGCGAGTATGGCATTACGCTCGGACGCCTGGAAGGATTCGGCAAACGAGCCAAGCCGCTGATCGCCGATTACGTTCTGGAGTATCGGAACACGAAGCTCGCGGTGATTGAGGCCAAGGCGTGGGATGAAGCGTTGACTGAGGGCGTCGCACAGGCCAAGAACTACGCCGGCAAATTGGCCATCCGGTTCGCCTATGCCACGAACGGCCAGGGCATCTACGGCATCGACATGCAGGACGGGACCGAAGGGGAGATTCCGCGATACCCGACGCCCGAGGAATTATGGCAACGGACGTTTGCCCAAGATAATGTGTGGCGTGATCGCTTCGCGGCGGTGCCATTTGAGGACCGTGGTGGCTATTTTCAGGGTCGGTATTATCAGGACATCGCCATCGAGCGAGTGTTGGAAGCTATCGCCGCCAACGAACGGCGTATCCTGCTCACGCTGGCCACCGGCACCGGTAAGACGTTCATCGCATTTCAAATCGCCTGGAAGTTGTTTCATAGTCGTTGGAACCTGTCGCGGGAACCGTCCCGGCGGCCGCGCATTTTGTTCCTGGCCGACCGCAATATCCTGGCCGATCAGGCGTACAACGCCTTTTCAGCCTTTCCCGAAGATGCCTTGGTCCGGATCGAGCCGGAGGACATTCGCAAAAAAGGGCGCGTGCCGAAGAACGGCAGCCTGTTTTTCACGATTTTCCAGACGTTCATGAGCGGGCCGCCCAAGGACGGTCAGCCGTCGCCGTATTTCGGCGAGTATCCGCCCGACTTCTTCGACTTCATTGTCATTGACGAATGCCATCGAGGTGGCGCCAACGACGAAAGCAACTGGCGTGGGATTTTGGATTACTTCACGCCGGCGGTGCAACTTGGCCTGACTGCGACGCCCAAACGCAAGGACAACGTCGATACCTACGCCTATTTCGGCGAACCGGTGTTCATTTATTCGCTCAAGGACGGGATCAACGACGGTTTCTTGACGCCGTTCAAGGTCAAGCAATTTGCGACGACGCTGGACGAATACGTGTACACGCCCGACGACAGATTGGTCGAAGGCGAAATTGAGACGGGCCGGCGCTATGTCGAAGCGGACTTCAACAAGATCATCGAAATCAAGGAACGCGAAGCCCACCGCGTGAAGTTGTTCCTCGACCAGATCAATCAGGCCGAAAAGACCCTGGTCTTTTGCGCGACCCAGGACCACGCCCTAGCCGTGCGCGATCTGATTAACCAGATGAAAACGAGCCGCGATCCGAATTATTGTCAGCGGGTGACGGCCAACGATGGCGCCCTCGGCGAACAGCACCTGCGGGATTTTCAGGACAATGAAAAGTCAATCCCGACGATACTGACCACGTCGCAAAAACTCTCGACCGGGGTCGATGCCCGGAACATCCGCAACATTGTCCTGATGCGGCCGATTAACTCGATGATCGAGTTCAAGCAAATCATCGGCCGGGGTACGCGGCTCTATGACGGCAAGGACTATTTCACGATTTACGACTTCGTGAAGGCCCATCACCATTTCAGCGACCCGGAATGGGATGGCGAGCCAGAGGACAACACAACGGAAAAGACGCCGCGCGATCCTGGTGGGTCTGATGATCCCAGGCGACCCAAGACGCCGCGCGAACCGGGGCCAGAACGTCCGAAGAAAATCAAAGTCAAATTGGCCGACGGCAAGGCGCGCACCATCCAGCACATGATGGTCACGAGCTTTTGGCATCCCGACGGAACACCGATGTCGGCGCAACAGTTCCTGGAAATGCTGTTCGGCAAGCTGCCGGATTTCTTCAAGGACGAGGCCGAACTCCGCGCCTTATGGAGTGCGCCCGACACGCGGGCCAAGCTACTGCAAGGGCTAGCCGAGCAGGGATTCGGGGCCGAACAGATGGCCGAAATGCAACGCATCATTGACGCGGAAAAGAGCGACCTATTCGACGTGCTGGCGCATGTGGCCTATGCAATGCCAACGCTCACGCGGGAAGAACGCGCGGCCGGCGCCCGGGCCGCGATCAACACCCATTTCAACGACAAGCAGCAAGCGTTCCTGGCGTTCGTCCTGGCCCAGTACGTCAAAGTCGGCGTCCAAGAACTGGATCGGGACAAGCTGTCGCCGTTGCTACGCCTGAAGTACAACAACGCCATTGCGGACGCCATCGCCGATCTTGGCAAGCCGGAGGAAATCGGCAAGGTCTTCGCCGGCTTTCAGAAGTTTCTGTACGAGGTCGCCGCTTAGGACTGAGGAAATACTGCCCACCCATTTGGGCGCGGCCGTTCGCTCTACGACGGCCGCGCCCCAGGAGAGGTTCACGCCAAAAGCATAAGGCCGTCAGCCTTCAGCCGTTCACCGAAATAGTCGAAATAACTCTCCGGAATTATTACATTCGGATCACCCATGCGATTTTTCCAAGTGTCGTAAGCGGACATCATTTCGAAAACTTGGGCAGGCACCGAAATTGTGCCGCCCTTTCCATCGCGATTTATTTCGACGCGGATTTGCCCATCCTCTTGGCGACGAGCGCGAGCGGTAGTGGTACTCCATGAATAGCCATAGCTACCGCAAGTAATCTTCCCACCATCCCGCTGTACATATCCGACTTTATGGCTCTCCTGCATGAGTGCCAAGACGTCATCCACGCCAAGGAGCCGGGCACGTGCCCGATGCTGGACCTGGGCAAGCACTGCCTCGATGTGATTGACAGCATCCTTTAGCATCCGGCATGTGGCGAACGGTAGAGTAACCAACTTCTTTTTCCACCGACGGTTGGCTGTCGCCTGAACTACTTTCCGATACTTCTTGGCTAACACGGATTTCGAACCACTCCCACGTGGGCGTCGCCGTTTGATTTCAGCCGCAATTTGCTTGTTCGTGAGGTGTGCCGGATTTAGCCCACTGTCATCTAGATAATTACGCAACATCGGTATCACGAAGCTTTCTGCCGGCAATCCCGGCAAATGAGGTATGCAGCGGAACACCCGCCGCTAGCTCCTTCTATTACCAAATACCACAGTATTTCAGTGGCATTTGGAAAAGCCCGTGAATTCCGGCATTTCGGCGTTTTTGTAGTAACACTCCACCCTGGGGGTATAGACCCAGGGAGCGGAGGACGGCGGAGTACCGGACTCCTTTTCTAACGCTTCTTGGGACCGGCAGCCCTTCTTCGCCCATCCCGCTTTCCCGCTGGCCCGTCGTCGCCACAATGTGTGCCGGCCGCATCCACTTGGTGAGTCGCTCCGACCCACGGCTCGTGCGCGTGGCGCGGGCCATACAATCCGGCCCATAATTGCAGCGTGCGGCTGTTAGGTTGCTCGCCTTCGGCGACCGACCCAATTGGGTGTCAAGCAAGTTGCAGCCCCAAATGGTGCTAGGTAAAAATCGTCCCTTGACCGAACTCCGCCCCCGATTAAGAATGTGGAAGACGTTTGTGCGAAAGGAGGAATATCCCGACAACAATTTGCCGACCTGCCCAATTTTGATTTTGGGTGGGGGTGACCTACCAAGGGTGGTGAATGCGGCCTAGCGCCGCAGGCGGCTGGCCGATCAACTGGCGCCGTCGCGACTCGCTTTGCGAGCCTCTCAACTGCGGGCAATCAACGAGGACAGGACGCGAAAGCGTGCCATCAAGTTGATTGCGCAGCCTTCTTTTTGCAGCTTCTTGCTGCCTGTTCCTTGTGATTCCACGTTTTGAACTGCGTTTGCTGCGCGTTCGTTTGTTTTTCACAAGGACCCCAAATCATGGCTAAACAGCCAAAAGAACCCAAC